AGATAGGTTTGGAGTAGTGAAAGTGAAAGTGTATGCAATGTATTACTTGAAGTACTATTGGACACAGCCAAATTACCAAATAGAAGCATACTTTATATCGGGACGTGGAATAGATACTATAATAGCGGACTTATTTTCAAGCTGGATTGACTATAGAAAAAAAGAAATGCCAAATATGTTTGACTTCTTAGAGGGGCTTCAATTTACCCAAAAAAGGGTAGAAGTGCTATTGTATGAAATAGACAACACGGGGAAAATAGTGTACTAATTAAAAAAAAAATAAATATATGAAAGTAAATGTAGGAAGCAAAGCAATAAATGCTTCATTGTCAACCTTGACTTTATCGGAATTTGTGAAAATTTCAAACGTTTTAACCAAGAAAACAACCGATGTTTTAGCGTGGAGGGATTTGTTTGTATCAATGGGTGCAGACGCTCAAGAAATTGAAGAAATGGACGTGCAAGACTTCGCTTTAATCGTAAAAGACTTTATTAATAATTTTAGCGAAAAAACAAAAAGCGAAGTGTTTACCACATTATCATTTGACGGAATTGAATATGAAGTTGAATTGAAAGACACAGAACCAATAGATATTAAGGTAAACCTATTGAAACAAACATTAATGGAAAAGTTAATGCAAGGAGAAAATGCACCTATTATGGCGGTGGGTATTTTCTTTGAGGACGAAAAAAGCAAAGAAACATTGGCGAAAATTAAAGCCGTTACCGAAGTGCAACGCAACGCAAAGGTGAAGTTAGCTATCAGCCAAGCCAAAAAAAGAGCGGAGTTATTTAAAAACAAACCTGCACACCTATTTGTTGGGTTTATGGGCAAACTTTTGGAGCAGTTAAATAGAAAAACCGAAAGCATTTTACAAGAAAATGATCAAACAGAAGTTGCCAAGTAGTTATGCAGAAATAACCGTCAAGATGTGGCGGTATTTTGCATTTATTGAGCCGTCGGAATTTGACACGGTAAGCGATTACGAACGTGAAGTGCTTTTTAGCTTGTTTTCAGAATTAGGAGTTGACTACTTAGACTTTGACACGGACGAATTAAAGAATTTTAGTTGGATTTTCACTCGAAAAATAAGACAAACGCAACCACCTAAAAAAATAGATGAATTTTCATTTATGGATTTAAAAGACTGCACTCTAGGGGATTTTATCGACTTAGAGAAGAAGTACAATAAAGGTGTGAAAGGGTGGTTTGATTGCGTTGCATTGCTACTTAGGAGGGAAAAATTAGACGATTGGCAAAATAAGATAATTGAACCACGTAATTTTAAATCAGTTGACCGCCACTACCTTGTTGACAAGTTGAAAGTGTCGGAGTTAATCGGAAAAGTTAACGAAATAGGGCAGTTTATAAACAACACAACAAGCAGTTACAAGCCGATTTTTGAACAAAACGAAGACGAACAGCAAGAAAACAAAGACGAACAGCCAAGCGAAGCAGATAAATTAAAGTTGGCGTTCAAGTGGGAGCGTTTTCTGTTCTATGCGTGTGATGGTGATTTGATGAAAATTCAAGAATTGCTAAAATTAAACGTGTTCTACGTGTTTAATTTCTTAAGCATGCAACAATTACTAAAGATTTATCCTAACAATTACAGCTGGCAAAATGTTAGCAAATAATAAATATTATGTTAAATAGAAACTTTATATTTGAATTATGAAAAAGTATTTGGTCAGGCTTACAGATGAGTATCTAGAGAAAGAAAAAGACGAAAAGAAAAGAGGAATTAACCGATTTTCGTTGGTGAAAAACCCTGCCATTGAGGTTAAGGGCTACTTTTTTGAAGAGCAAACACGCTATCAAGACTTTGACAACATGAAAATGCGTTTAGCAACACCGGTAATGTTGCCAGCGACCATCTTCCGTCAAGCAGATGAAGAGATGGACGAACACGAAGTTGTTTTTGATGAAGAGGGGCTTACTCAACTATTTGACGAGTTTATGAAAACCAAAGGAACAGGCGGTTTAAATGAGGAGATGATAAATGTTGACCACAAAGACGTAATTGCACCAGCCTACATTAGAGAGATTTGGCAGGTTTCAGACCCTCAAAACGACAGGTCAAAATTAGAGTTCAATATGGAAGTGCCTAAAGGTGCTATTTTCGCTATAATTCAATTCACAGACAAAACGTATTATATAGAAGCGGTAAAGAGTGGAAGAACAGGCGTAAGTGTTGAAGCTTTTTTTGAAATCAAGGAGTATCAATTTAAAAAACAAGATAAAATGAGTAGAAAACAGTTTAAAAAACGTTACCACTTTGAAGCTCAAGTGTTGAGCGAGGATGGTAAAACGGTAGATGGCGAAAATATCGTAATAGTTGCCGAAAATGAAGAATTAACAGCAGGTGCGAGCGTTGTTGTTGTTGACGAGAATTTAACACCACAAGACAACTACACAGGTGATGTAGTAGTTGATGGCGACACTGTGGCAATAGTTGACGGAAAAGTTGACGGCATTGAAGAAGCTAAAGAAGTTGAGTTAGAAGAAGAAAAACCAGCAGAAGAAGAAAAACCAGCAGAAGAAGAAGAAGCCAAAGAAGAGGTAAAAAAAGAAGAGTTAGAAGAAGCACCAACGCAAGAAGTGCCAAAAGAAATGGACGTAACTCAAATAGTTGAACAGGTGGTGTCAGCGATTACACCACAATTTGAAGAAGTTTACAAAAGAATCGGAGAAATTGAAGCCAAATTAACTCAAAATGTAGAAGAAGCGAAAGACTACCAATTTGCAAACCAAAAAGTAAACATCTTCGCTGGAGCAAGAAGAAAAAAGTAAAGATTAAAAACCAATAAAAAAAAAAGAAAAATGAGAAAAACAGGAAAAGCAGATGCAAGACAATACTTTTTCAACCTTAATGTGTTGAATGGTGCGTTGTTGCAATTAAATGCAAGTGATATTATCTCACAAGCATTCTTAAACTTGACGAGTGCAAAACACTTTGAGTTCTACCCGTCAATAGTGGGGCGTCAAAAAATAGGAGAATTCGGATTTGGAGGTTCAATTTTGCAAGAGCAAACTTGTAACTGGAATAGTTCAGACGTAAGCCTTGACGGCAAGGAAGTGGAGGCGTGTCCAATGTCTATTATGGTTGAGATATGCCAATGGGATGTGGAGCGTTCATTCATTGCTAATCAATTAGCATTAGGAAAGTCGTTTACAGAACCCGTACCAGCAGACTTGCAAGCCGTTGTAACTCAAAAAATCAAAGAAAAGTTACAAGAAGAATTGGAGCTAATCACATGGAAAGGCGATGACGATTTAGACCCTGCAACATATGGGCATTTGGCTCTTTGCGACGGTTTAGAGAAAAAAATCAACACAAACGTAAACGAGGGGGAAATACCAGCTTCGCAAATTTTAGCATCAACAACAGTTACAAGTTTAAACGTTATAGCAACGTTGTCTAATGCTTATAATGCTATCCCAACGAAGCTAAAGACAAACAAAGTAGATTTGAAAATGTTTGTATCGCAAAACATTGCAGATGCTTATTTAATCGCAACAGCAACACAATCAAATGAAATCTATTTTTTAGCAGATAGACCTTTGAACTTCTTAGGAATTGAAATGGTTGTTGCAGGGGGAGCAAGCGATAACACGCTTGTAATTTCACGTAAAATAAACTATGCGTTGTTAACTGATATGTTGAGTTTCGAACCATCATTTAACATCGTTAACATGACGGCAACGACAAACGAGCCTAAGATGCGTTTTCGTTCAGACTTGAAGTTTGGAGTTGATACATTGAATGACAATGAGTTTGTAGTGATGATGGACAACTTGAAGCCTACATTGTCAGCTATTTCGCCAACAAGTGGAGCAGTTGGGGCGGTAGTAACTTTAACAGGTACTAACTTAGGTGCAACTACTAAAGTGATGTTTGGCAATATCGAGGGTACAGATGTAACAGTTGTAAATGGTACAACGGTAACAGCAAAAGTACCAACAGGAGCTACTGGAACGGTGGCGGTTAAGGCTGTAACACCAGCAGGCGAAACAGGTACTAAAAACTTTACTGTATCTTAATTAACGGGGGTGAAAGCCCCCTATTTTAAACTTTAAAAAATAATCAAAATGGCGTGTGAAGAATTATTAGATATTAATAGCGTGTGCGGTGGTAATGCTGGAGGTATTTTGAAAGTTGGTTTTGCAGATATGAGCGAAGTAACTTTGACTTATGACGCAAAACAAGAAACTTTGACAAGCATCACAACAACGCAACGCTTTAGAAACCTACCTATTAAGAGAGGTAGAGGAAACTTTGCCGATACTTCTACTATTGACAAAAATACAGGAGTTTCAGCAATTTCAGGAGTGTTAACCGTGCGTTTACCACATAGACGTAAAGACGTGATGACAGCTATCAAAAGAATGGCAGGAGGACAACGTGAATTGTGTGTTGTTTACCAAGACGGTAACCGTAAGTGGTGGGTTTTGCCTTATTCATGGCTAAGCCAAGCCAACGGAGCAACAGGCGACAACCTTACAGATGCTAACCAAGAAGAGTTACAGTTCACAACAGAGGGAGAGTTTAACGAAAAAGGGCTGGAAATTACCGAAGTGTTGGCATTAGCGTTGTTTGATGCAGTTGAACCTGAAATTACAGCGGTAACACCATCAACTACTTCTTCAAGTAATACAGTAGTAATTATTGGTATTGGATTTACAGGCGCAACAGCAGTAGCATTCGGAGCAACACCAGCAACAAGCTATACAGTTGTTAACGATACTACTATTAGTGCGGTAGTACCTACGTTAGGAAGTGGAAGTGTTAACGTTACTGTAACTAATGCAGAGGGAACGTCGGCAGGTTTTGCAATTACAATTTCGTAAGTATGTTTTTAGTAAAAAAAGGGCAAAACAACGAAATCAAAACAAACATAGAGGGGGGAATTACAACCCCTCTTTTGTTAATTTTGAAGTCACAAGAAACAGCGCAAAACTTCGCCATGAAGATAGTGTTAACTTCGTTTAATGACCGTGATATTAACTTCAACATAAACGAGGGGAGTGATTATCCCAAAACAAATACAATAACTAACATTAGCCTAACTAGCAAGACGTATGAATACACCATTTACAGGGCAAACCCAAGCGACTTTGAACCAAGCGGAAGCCCGTTGAAAAAAGGTATTTTAAGAGTAATTTAAAGAATGTAATTATGGCATTTTGGAATAAAAAACCGCAGGAAGTAGTAAGGCAACTAACAACAGAGCCTGAAAACATCAATAAAGAATACGAAGCAATAGAAGGGCAGTTTTCAAGTGCTTTCACACCGATTAAAAGTGGTGATATAGCCTTGCCATACATTGAGCAGATGAACACCACATCAGGCGGTGCGATAATGTTTGGAAACGATAACCTGTTTCCTCAACTACTAGACCAGCTTTATTATGCAGGCGTGTTAAATGGAGCAATTTTAGATTTTAAGCAATTATGTACGGTAGGGGCAGGATTTGAATTTGTAGGGTACGAAAAAATGACCCCCGAAATGAAAATGAGAATATGGAAATTTATTGCAACGGTCGATTTAGAACAACTAATTGAGAACATAGCGTTTGACTTATTTACCCATGAAAGAAGCCATGTAAAGATTTTCTTTGATGATAAAGGAAAGCCTACCGATGTAAAGTATATAAGGGCGCAAAAAGTAAGAAAAGATAAGGAGGGAAATTACGTGCTATGTGATGATTGGAAATACAGCAGAAATATAGAAAAAGTGCCGAAGTTTGGTATGTTTGAACGAGCACCCAAAATGATACTAGAGGAAAGCAAGTTGGGAAATAACGATACTTATGCAATACCGCACTACGTAAGTGCCAACAACTGGACGGCTTTAGAGTACGAAAGTAGTATATTGCACAAACAAAACATATATGAGGGTATCTTTCCTAGTTATATGCTAAAGTTCCCCAAGAAACCTGAAAGCGAAAAAGAAAAGAACGAGTTGAGAACGCTAATTGAGGGGGCGAAAGGTAGCCGAAACAGCTCACGAATATTAACTTTCTTTGCTAATTCAAAAGACTTGCTACCCGAGCTAGATGCAGTGCCTCAAATCCAAACTGATAAAATATTCTTGCAAACAGATGAGCGTACAGATAGCAAGATTTGCCAAGCTCATTTAATCGACCCGATAATTATGGGTATTAGAGTAAGTGGGAAGCTAGGAAGCGGAACGGAAATAGAGAAATCAATCGCTATTTTCCAAAGAATTAACATCGTGCCAAAGAAGTTGCAAGTTGAAAGAATGATAAACAAGTTGCTTTATATTTTTGACTTAGGTGAGGTAAAGTTCAAGCTAAAAGAGTTTAGTATAATTGATAGTGTTAACCAAGTAAATTAGAAGTTATGTTCATAGATGAAGATTATCTAAGAGATTTCACGCCAATAGGGCAAAATGTAGATATTAGCAAAGTATTAGTGTGGACTAACG